ATAACTATAAGGCTACTCAGCTACGGCTGACCCCAACATAAGGAGAAAACATATGCCTGAATTAGAAGCAGTAGAAACATCGAAGAAAGCTGGTTTTGTACAGCGTGGAAGTAACTACGCAATTAAACAAGAACGTATGAAAAAAGAAGAAGAAGAGATTGCTAAATTAGAGGCAGAGGCTCGTGGCGAAGAAGTTGAAGAGAATGAACCCGATGGCAAAGGATCTGAGACAACCGAAGTACAGGCCGAGGATAGTTCCAAACAAGAAGAAGCCAACCCTGAGGTTGAAGCACAAGAAGATGACTCAGACTTAAACCCTGAAGAAAAATCTTTTAAGAAGCGATACGGTGATCTTAGACGGCATATGTCCGACAAAGAAAAAGAGTGGAACGAAAAACTAAAAGCACTCGAAACTAGAATGAAGGGTGAGTCTATTGTACCACCTAAATCAGACGAAGATATTGAAGATTGGTCAAAGAAGTATCCAGACGTAGCAGGTATAGTAGAAACTATTGCAGCTAAGAAAGCTCAGGAGATGTTCAAAAAAGCTGAGGATCGTCTTTCTAAATTAGATGAACTACAGTACGAAACAGAACGTAAAACTGCTGAAGCTAAGATCCGAGAAGCACATCCTACCTTTGATACACTAAGACAATCAGATGAGTTTCACAACTGGGCAGAGCAACAACCTAGATGGGTAAAAGATGCTCTCTATGAAAACATGGATGACCCAGCTTCTGTTATTAGAGTTATAGATCTATATAAGATAGATAATGGTGAAACAGTTCAAGCAAAGAAAGCTAAAACAAAAGATGCTGCTAAATCCATCAGTAAAGGTTCTAGAACTAAAGTAGATCCTACTGAGGGTGGAGCAACTCTAAAAGAATCTGACGTTCAGAAAATGTCTTCTAAAGAGTTTGAAGAGCGTGAAGAAGAGATTAGTAAGGCTATGCGAACAGGAAAATTCGTGTATGATCTTACTGGTAGTGCTCGATAAGTGTTGACAAATACTTTAAAGTACATATAACTAAGTACGTATAGTTTAAGAGCCTCTGAATAGACTACCTCTTATTACTATAACATTTTCCCAAATACATATACTAAGTCTAAACTACTAAGAACTACCTGTTCAAGTATAGGCCCATTGATATCTGGTAGGCCAACTGGATATTTTACATGCACCCTAGAAAACGATCAGCCTCTTACAGGTGTTTAGCTTTGTAACCCGAAGCCAAATATCATGGAGGATTTAACATGGCTTTTACATCAGCATCGGGTTATGGTAACTTACCTAATGGTAACTTTAGTTCCATAATCTATTCCAAAAAGGTACAACTTGCATTCCGTAAGAGTACCGTTGTTGGTGATATCACAAACTCTGATTACTTCGGAGAGATTGCTGCTCAAGGCGATACAGTGAAAATCATCAAAGAGCCTGAAATTTCTGTTAGCGCATATGCTCGTGGAACTCAGGTTAATGCACAAGACCTAGACGATGAGGACTTCTCTCTAGTTGTTGATAAAGCAAACTACTATGCTTTTAAAATTGATGACATCGAGGAAGCACACTCACACGTCAACTTTATGGATCTTGCAACCAATCGTGCAGCTTACCGTTTAGCTGATCAGCATGACCAAGAAGTTCTTGGCTATCTATCAGGTTTCAAACAGTCAGCATTGCACTCAACAGCAGATACTGTTAATGACCAAACAAATGGTACAGTAGCTGTATCAACTGCTGGTACAGATGAGTTGTTGACTTCAATGAAACTCCGTAAGGATTCATTTGGCAACATCACAACTAGTTCTGCTGGTGATCACTCGATCCCACTAGCAGCACGTATGCCGGGTGCTACTGCACTTCCAACTGCTACAGCTTCACCATCAATGGTTGTAGCTAGAATGGCACGTTTACTTGATCAACAACAAGTTGATAAAGCTGGACGTTGGTTAGTGGTCGATCCAGTATTCATGGAAATTCTTGCAGACGAAGACTCTCGTTTCTTCAATGCTGATTTCGGTGAATCAGGTGGACTACGTAATGGTCTTGCTGTGAGTAACTTCCACGGTTTCCGTGTATACTCATCTAGTAACCTACCTCAAGTAGGTGGTGGATCTGGTACAACTGGTAATGCAAACCAAAACACTGACTTTGGTGTTATCGTAGCTGGTCATGACTCAGCAGTAGCTACTGCAGAGCAGATCAGTAAAACAGAAACATATCGTGACCCTGACAGCTTTGCTGATATTGTTCGTGGTATGCACTTATATGGCAGAAAGATTCTTCGTCCAGAAGCAATCGTTACTGCTAAATATAACGCAGCGTAAGGGGAGGATTGACTTATGGCTAACGTAAATACTCTCAAAGCAGCAGAAGGTGGAAGGGGCAACCCAAGTAAGAAGCCTTATATGGTTGAAGTCGAAATTGACTTAGCCGCAGCAGCAACAGCTAAAGGTTCAGCCTTGGCAGCAGCCGATACTATCGAATGTATCACTGTTGGTGCTAACACTGCTGTAATGTTTGCAGGTGCTGAAATCACAGTAGCACCTACAGGCGGTAGTGGTGCAACCTTTGATCTAGGTATCACAGGTGGTGACGTTGACGCATTTGTTGATGGTATGGCTATCACAAGTGCTACAGCAGGTACTTATAGTACTCTTGCTAACACTGCTTGCCCAATTATAACAGGGGCAGATACTATTGACATGTTGTTGATAGGTACGACACCAGATACAGCAGGTAAAATTCGTGTATTTGCATGTCTAATGGACGTGGATAGCATGGGTACACAGGCTGCAGATGAAGTAGACCGAGATCTACTCGCATAGATAATTCTTTGGGGCTGGCTAACTGCTGGCCCCATTGTACTTATAACAAAGGGATTCAAGCATGGCTATCACAACGGCAATGTGTACAAGTTTTAAACAAGAACTTCTTGGTGCGGTCCATGATATGGATACCCATACTTTAAAGCTTGCACTAATTAAAAGCGGTATGTCTGGTACATATGGCGCAGCAACAACTAATTACTCAGATGTTACAGGAAACTCTGACGAAGCATCAGGTACTAACTATACTGCAGGTGGACAAAACCTAGATAGTGCTGCTATTACAGCAGATGGTACAACTGCTATCGTAGACTTTGCAGATGAAGTATTTTCTAATGTAACAACTTCAGCAGCAGGTTGTATTATTTACAATTCCTCTGCATCTAATAAAGCAATATGCGTAATAGACTTTGGTGGTACAGTAAGTGCTACAGCAGGTGACTTGACTATAGAATTTCCTGCAGCAGGAGCAAGTACTGCAGTAATACGTATCGCCTAACAAATGTCTTTCTATGACTCCTCTGATGCTCTTTATGGCACAGGTAGGCATGGGGCTGCTAGATACGGTAAAGTAGCACCTAATGTAAGCCTAACAGGGGTCGGTGCAACTGGCGCAATAGAAACTGTAAGCGTTGGTGGCTTTGAAATTGACATATCTGAGAACCTACTCAGTGTATCAGCAACAGGTGCAATTGGTTCTCTAGGTGTAGGTGTAAGTAAAACACTTACTGGTGTAAGTGCTACAGGCAGCATCAACACAGTAAAAGAAAATGTTGCAGAAGAACTAGGAAGTGTAACGGCTACAGGTGCTATAGGCACAATAGAGCCACAGGTAGATGAAGACTTAAACAGTGTATCAGCTACAGGTGCGATAGGTACACTCAAAGTAAATATAAGCGAAACTCTAGCAAGTGTATCTGCAACAGGTGCAATAGCTACAGTAGAAGCTAAGACTTCTGAAAGCTTACTAAGTGTAACAGCTACATTTACAATAGGTACAATTAAACCTAATGTATCTGAGAAACTAGGAACAGTAGTTGGCACATTAGGTGCTCCTTCCGTAACCGCTAGGTCATCTTCTAAAGCTGAGATAGTAGGTCTAGAATTAACTGGTAGTATTGCAGAACCAGAAGCTACTGTAGATGAGGCACTACAAAGTGTAGCTGCAACAATATCACTAGGTAGTATTGATGTAACTGTTACTGAAAAACTAGCAAGTGTATCTTCTTCTGCTATAATAAATTTACCAGTAGGAAATGTAACATCTATACAGTTTGATTACGAAGCAGTTAAACATAGGTATAACAAAAGAAGAACTGTTCTACTACCGAGGGCTGCAT